TGGATATTCGTAGCCGTAACCCATTTTCATGACCTCTTAATTGATAAGTTTGCTCTTCCACCTATTCTAATACCCATTAGATAGTGGTCAACGATTGGTGGTATTCGATCAATACCAGTTGCCCCATAGAATCTAGGGGTTACATTTATATTACCAACACTAACGGCAGCGAAATCTTCCAAGCCGCTAAGTTCCAGTCCGTTCCTATTGTTGTTTAGATATACAGCCAAAATAACCTGTGCGTGTTTTACCCTGTCTGGGATTTCAGTATCAAGGTAATAATCAGCAACTAATCTATTTGGAAAACTTAAACCATACAAGTTAGTGTATGTGTCAGGCTTCCTCACTCCTGATCTAGGCCACTCCAAAGCTTGAGTATCAGCTACCCTAGCTCCCAAAAACTTTTCTCTATCTATTCTCTGGGCTGCTGTAAACAAAGCTCTGTTTTTGTTATCAGTAGATGAGTTATCCCAAGCTGCGGTGTCATCACTTAGAACTAGCCCCTCGATAAAAGAGTTTGCATCAGCAAGAGTTATATAGGTGTTTGCGTTAGCACCACCAACAGTAGCATCAAGAGTTATCGCCATTGAGTTTCACCTTTTTGGGCTTAGATTTTGGTTTTGGCTTTGTTTGAGTTTGAACAAGTGAAGCTGCCTTTTGAGCAGCCTCATTTTGTTCTCTCATACGCCTAAATGCGTACATTGCCATTAGCTTGATGCACCTTTAAGAGCAACAAAGTTAATTACAATAGCTTCACTTAGGTTTCCAGCAGATACATTTGATACTGTGACTGCAAAAGAGCCAGCAGCAATCGCATTTGCGTTTACCAAATATGAACCAGCAGTTCCAGCAGAACCATGACAAGCCACAACAACATCTGTTGCTGCAATCTTGCTGTTAGTTACTGTGAAAGATACTTCAGTGCCAGCGTCAAGCTGTGCGTTGTTCATTGTGATTTGTCCAGACTCTGTATTCAGAGTTACACCTGTTGATTTGTTTGTGGCCTGAGTTACAGTTCCACCGCCTGTTGGGCCTACTAAAGACCCAGCAGTTACTTCAAATAGTGATGGCATGATTAATCCTGATTAGAAACAACAGTAGCCCTTACAATTGGGATATTCTTCGTGTCAAAAACTTTCGACCAAGAACCCACAGTTTCAAGAACTGTTCTATTTGGATTCACAGTTGACACAGCATATTTCAATCCACCTATGTGATAGATGTAGTGAAGATCAACAGCCATTGCTTCCTCAAGAGCAAGAATATCTCTATCAGTTTGTGTTCTGATCGGAGCTTGCTCCCCAGTAAATACGGCCCCTGCCCCAAATAGGAAACAAGCGTACTCAGTGGACGCACCGCTTCCAGTGGTAGGAATATCATCTGACACAATCACTCTTAATCCCATAAAGGTGTTAACAGCAGATGGGCCATCAAATGCTCTTGTTGTGCTACCACCAGTTGCGTCCCCATCAGGTGCGCCAGTGTTGTCATATATACGATCAATAGCATTTCTCTCTACCAAGTCGTAGAAAGTTTTGCTGTGCATTGCAATCGTTGTTAGCTTGCTTCCAGCATCACCAAGAATAGACTGTGCTTTCGCAACGTGTCTTGGACTTAGTACTGTTGGAGTATCGCCTGACTCAGAATCTATGCAATGTGTAAATAATGCACTACTTGAACTGTTTGCGTTCAATGAACCAAATGCACCCTGCAAGCAAGAATATAAATCCTTTTGCTTTTGGTTATTTACATAAATTGCCATCTTTTGTGCGATAGCAGCCATTGGGTCTAACCCACCACCAACTGCAAGACTAGCTAAATCCCTAGAACTGAAAGCTCTACCCCTGTGAAGAACAGGTGCAACTTGGGAATCTGCTGTAATTTTTGCTGGTGTTAATGAAGTGCTGTCTGTTAATACTTCAAAATCACCTGTTAAGTTCGCAACATAGTTTGGAATCTTAACAAAGTCACCGCCTCTCTCTGCGGATAGATTTAATTCTGGCAAAGGCTGTACTACGCCACTCTGTAAGAAGGAATCTGAAAGTGTAGATGCCTCTGAGAGATATGGCGTGAACACCTCTGGAATAATCAAATCGCTTCTTAAAGTAGCCATTTAAATTTTTAAGATATGTTCAAATCGAGGCACAACCCCTGACGTAGCACAACCACGTTAGTTCTATACTAACCGCTAACTGCGTTTTTGAGCATATTATATTTATTTATATCTGTTCTATATAACCTACTTTGTTCTGTAAGGTTGAAAGATTCCTTTGCAAAGGGGTTCTTTTCACCAGCAGCTACTGTTTCAGTCTGAACCTTAGTTGTCGTTGCTCCACCGCCCTGTGGTCTTGGATTCTTCTGTACCCATGCTGGCATTTTTGTCATTGCCCAGTCCTTAACTGGAGTTCTGTTATACCCATCAACAACAACAACTGTTCCATCTGCCTCTCTTGCAAGCTGATCTTTGCTTATGCGAGATAGCACATATTGAGGGT